ACGAAGTAGCCGACGAAGGTGAAGACGGCCATCAGCAGGATGGCGAACAGTTTGAACGGCGAATCGACGTACCCGAGAACTCTGTCTAGGATCGTGATCTTCTCGTCGCTCACGACAGCGCCTGCTTTAAGATGAAGATGATGATGACGCCGATGGTGACGATGCAGATCGCCCCACCGATGATCTGCGCCATGAGTATCCGCTGGGCCGATACCTTCTTGCGCTCGGCCGCCGCGATACGCTCGGCTTTTTCACGGGCCTGCTTGATCTTCATGCGCTCCTTGAGCATCATCTCCCACAATTCGGGGTACCCGCCGTAGACGAGCTGATGTTTAAGCGCCTCTTCGGACTCGCGCAGGGCGTTGGCCTGCATGACGATTTCCATAGCCCTCCCGGTGTCTGACTGGCCTTTCTTGCCGGCGTCGTTGGCGGCTTTCTGGACTACGTCGCGGGCGTCAAAGAACTTGCCAAACTCACCGACCAGGCCGTTGATGTCCTTGCCAAGTTTGATGGCCTTTTGGATACCTGCCACAGCAGCTTGCGCGGCGGCAAATGCTGTGATTGGGTCCACGATTTACTTCCAATGGCTGGTCACCCAAGAGACTACCGCGCCAAGCGTGGAGGCAATCGCCATGCCCATCCAGAAGCCGCCCTTGCCTTTGTTGGCAAGCGCGATCAACTCTTCAAGCTGGCGTTCCATCTTGTCAACTTTGCGGTCCATCGACTGGACGCGCTCCCACAGCACGCCGTACTTGACGAGGTCGATCTCTTCCACGGCTTACTCCTCGGCAGGCAGCGGCGTATTGCCTTCTTCCAGCCACTTCAGGTACTGCTGGTAGTCGGTGTTGGCGGGGTCGAAGGGGATGAAGGCGTTGTCTGCGAGGCGCTTGATGCACTGCGCTTTGCCCATCATGGTGTCGGGAAGAAGTTGATACATGATCAAAGCTCCGCTGAAACAGAAAGCTGTCCGTTATAGGCTGAGGTATAGCCAAGTCCTGCAGTCGGGCTGGCACTAGTAAATTCTGTCCATGCGCCATCTACGGTAAATGATGGAGTCACCGTTGTTGCGGTCAGCGTCGCAGAAATTCCCGGCACATAGAAGTTGTCGCTTGTGCCGCCTCTTGTGAATGTTGGCGCTGCTCTCATAGTTACAGGCCATTTAACGACAGAACTGAACGTAGTGGTGTTGTGGAAGCCCCCGTAAAAACCGCCAATTCCGGTTGTGTTGGAGGTGTTTGACCGCCAAAAGTACCGCTGACACATCGCCAACTCGCGCCCGTAGTCGATCTGCTCGAAGGCCGAGGCGTTGGTGCCAGCTTCAAGCTGGACGCCGGTGATGTAGAAGGTGGCTCCGTTGGTGCCGACGACAGAGGTTGCGCCTGTGACGCCAGTAAACGTGCTGGATGACCAAGAGCCAGAGGCCCCGCTGAACGTTGAACCAACACCAAGTCCAAAGTTAACGCGAAGACCAACACCAGTGTCAGTAAGCCATGTTCCAGTTGTGTCGCCTGGAACGGTGATGGTCTTGTACTCAAAGGTGTTTGCAGCACTTATCGTGTATGACACCGGGTAGCACCGGTTTTGCGCGTTGTTTGACAAAACAACGCCAAAGGTTCCTGTCAGGCTGGAGCGAACCCAGAAAGATAGCGTGACCGACTGCGCTCCTGCCGCACCCCACCCAAGGTCGGCAAAATTTAAACCCTCAATAAGCTGTCTAATAACAAATGAATCACTCGATAAAACGGAGTACGCGGATGAAGAAGTAAACAGTAGTGAGTTTGTAAATCCTGCTGGTGCAGTTGTACTTCTTTGAGAAGTTCCTTTGCTGCTTTGGGACATTCCAAACTTCCAACGATCAATTGGAAATATGTCATCGTTTGCCGTCACACTCGCCCCCGCGTTCCTCTGATCAATCACCATGTTCCCGTTGATGATGCGGTTGCGAAAGCCCATCGAGTTGGGCGGGCTGGCGACCCCGGAGAAGACGGCATTGCTGCCGCCGCTGGCGTCTTGGTAGGTATTGGCCTTGACTAACGACATTACAGACTCTCCACAATGGTTTTGAGAGCAGCCACATCAGCCGCTGCATCAATATCAGCTTGCAGCGCCGCATACTTAACACGCACAGCCTGGCGGGCCGCCTCTGCCGCCGCAGCTTCAGACGGGATCGTCGCCTTGATGTCCAGCGGGGCGAACTCTTGCGCCCGTGCCACACGACGCATGTCGTGCGCGATGGCCTTGGCCTTGGGGATGTTGATTACGATGCCCATGTCCAAGCTCCTCGGAAAGTACGGTCAGTTGGAATTTCGGAAACGTCAACGATCTGGTAAGGCTTGCCCGCCGGGATGTCCTTCATCGCCGCTTCAACAGACTCAGCGGGAATGATGACCACCACGCCGCCATCGTCAGTAGGGTAAATAATGCGTTGGTTCATGGTTGGGCCTTAGCGGAAGAAGTGGACGTTAACGAATGCTGCATCAGCTAGGGCAGACCCGTTTGAGTTAGCAACATAAAGTCTATACCCTGAAGTCGTTGGTGCAGGCGTATCTGCCAAACGCGACCAACCTATGCTGCTAGTCCCACCCGCCATACTCGTCACAGAATAATTCGCGTCCACCAAAGCAGTCGTCAGGTTCACCGTGTAATCGCCAGTACCGTTGTCCGTGATGCTCGACACGTTGCCGCTTCCACGAATCGCCACAGTGCCCGTGCCGTTGAAGTTCACCCAAGCGCGGCAGCCGTAGGCCACAGCCGCAGAGCCGTAGCCGGAGTTAAACGACAGGTCGCCGGTGAACGATCCCGTAGAGCCGGAGATGGGGCCACCGGAAGTCAGAAACGTCCCGGTTTCATCAGGCAGCGTCAGCGTCCGATCCGTGTTGCTGCTGGGGCTGGCGATGGTGAAGATGCCCGAGCCGCCAGCGTTGGCGCTTAGAGTAATGTTGCTCATTGTGCGGCTCCTTCAAGCGCGGCGATGCGGGCGGCTTGACTATCTACGATTCCTCTGAGTTCCTGAATCGCAGCGGTCAGCGTGGCGACTAGGAAGCTGGTGTCGATGCCTTGTGGCTTGATGTTGCCATCAGCGTCCACAGCGTCTTTCTCACCGCTGACAGCGTCAGGGCAGACCTCGGCAAGCTCATGGGCGATGAAGCCTTCGCTTGCCTCTCCTGTGGACTTCCACTTGTAGGTGCAAGGCTTGAGTGCTGCCACCTTGGCAAGTGCTCCCACCATCGGTTGCACATCTTCTTTCAGGCGATAGTCCGAAGAGGTGACGTAACTGGTGTTAGTCGTGCTTAACTGAATCGAACCAACAGTCGTGGTTGAGTTGCGCTGAAATATGCAGGCATTCGTCGTCGAACTGTTTGAAGAATCCGAAAAGATGATGCCGTTATTGTTAATGCCGTTGTAGCGCAAACTGACAAAGCCAGAAGATAGGGCGGCAGTTGTGCCAAGAATCAGGTTCCCGCTGGAGTCGATGCGGGCGCGTTCGCCCAACGAGGTGCCGTTGAACGTTCCAAAAGCAATGTCGGTTGTAGATGTGGAAGCGTTGGTCTGAATGGCAGAGATATACGGTGCAGCAGTAGGTGCAGCAACAAAAGCCGATGAGGTTAGCAGTCGAATTGTGACGGCATCTCCGACCGCCTGCGCCGCGTTGTTTCCCAAATCAATGTTGACAGCAGAAGCGGAAGCACTCCCCTGCACACTGAGCCGGCCTGCAGGCGAACTCGTCCCGATGCCGACGTTGCCCGAGCTATCAATCCGCATGACCTCCGTACCACCTTCAGCAAACGCGATGGTGTCAGCAGCGGGGAAGAACATCCCGGTGTTGGCATCGCTGCCTTGATAGGCAGGGGTGCCCGCAGAGCCGTCGGGGCTAACAACGCCCGAGGTGCCATTAATCGTGACCGGCATATTTACTCCTTAAACAATCGACCAGACTGAGCCGCTGGGCACAGTAACGGTAACGCCGCCGTTGATGGTGATGGGGCCGAAGGTGCCCGCGTTTTTGTCAGACGGGATGGTGTAGTTTTGGGTTACGATCTGGCTGTTCTCAAAGAACACGGTGTCCGAACCACCACCTGTGGCCCCGCCGCCCAAGGCGCCCCACGCGCCGTTGTAGCCCTCAAACTTGGTCGTGGTGCTATTGTAGCGAACCATGCCTGCTTCAGCGCTGACCGGGCGCTCGCCCGTGGTGCCCACGTTCAAGATCGAAGCGCCCGTGCCCTCCAGGGTCATCAGGTCCACCACGTTCAGGTTGGTAAAGGTGCCCTCGTTGGGCACGTCATTACCAATCGGCGGGGGCGCGGCAAACGACGTGGTGGTCAACGGAACCGACACGTAATCGACCGTGAACAAAAGCACGTCGTCGGCATCGGTCAGCACGTACTTGTAGGTGGTCGTGTCAACCAACCACACGTTAGCCTGACCCGCCGAGTTCAGGATGATCGGGTTGGTGTTCTGGCTAGATGCGGTGTGGTCCGTGTACGTGGCGAGAGGGGTCGTCGTGCCCGCCGCGTAGGTGTAGAGTTTTCCACCGACAAGAGGCAACCCATCGGTCCCGAAGAACTGAAGTTTTGGGGGCGGAGAAAGTGATGCCATGTCTTAGTCCTTGAGGGATTCTAGCTAATTCAAATCAACGCGCAAACTCGTTTTCGACGTTGCGCTCAGGTGCCAGCGCGTTGACGCCCGCCGCGATTGTTCCGGTACGCGCGGCTGCAACGGCTTTACCGGCTTTTCCAAAGTTGCTAGGGTCCGAGATCAGCGCCAGCACGCGGTTGCGTTCTTCAGCCGGCAGACGCTCCAGCAGGTTGGCCGCGCCTTCGGGCGTCTTGAGCGCCTCGGTCAGCGTGGTCATCGTCTTAGCGCCGATCTTGCTTTCCAAGATGTTCAGCGCCTTGTTGGTCGTGGCAGCCACCGCGCTCAGGTACGACGGCAGGCGCAGCTTGGACGTGTTGTCCAGCAGCAGTTGCTTCAAGGCGTCTTGGCCGCCCGGAACACCTTCTTTACCGAATACTTGCGTCTTGATACTTAATTCAGTCAGACGTTTCTGGGCCTGCTCGCGCAGCACAGACAGCGCGTTATCGCTCAATTCAGTAGCGATGTTGTAGTTGCCCGGCCCCAAGAACTTCTCAACGACTTCGGGGGACTCGTTTTGGACCAAGCGAACAAACGCATCCTTGTCCGTCTTCCACAGCCGCATGGCCTCGCCCGTCAGCTTGCGCTCGGCGATCTGCTGCATACCTTTGGTGTAGTCGGCCAAGTACTGGCGGTAGCCCGTACCGCCGGCCGACTCGATGGCGTCGATCAGCGTGGGCTTGAGTTTGGTCATCACCTCGGCCGCCAGATTGCGCTGCGTCGTGGCATCCACGCCAGGGCGCAGTTGCTGGATCGCGGCGTTGATCGAGTTCTTGCGGATGGCGTCCAGCGCTTTGGCGTCGATGACGCCGCCGCTGTCGGTCCACTTGGTGATGTCGTCGGCCACGTTCTTGACCGCGCCCAAGAGCAGGTCGTTGCCGGCAAACTCAGGGTTGTTGGCAATCGCGCGGACGCTGCCGATGACCTGATCGCCTTTGAGCGGCTTGATGCCGGAAGAGCGCAGAGCGTCGGCAGCGCCTTGGGCGAACCGGGCGCCTTGGCCCAGATCGAGCGAGGCGTTTGCTGCTTGGCTGGCCCAATCGTCAGCCATCTTCGCCAGCTCACCCTTGTAGGTGAACTTGGTAAAGCCAACGGGGACGCCCTTTTTGATCAGCTCAAGCCGGCCAGCCGCTTCAGCCAAGTTGCCCGCTTCAATCAGCCGGCGCACGTTGGCGACTTCGGTCGCCGCTTCGGCGCTCAACTTGCCCGCTTGCGTCTCGTAGTCGGCCACGGCCTTGCCCAAGTTGGCGCGGTTAAGCGCCGCCTCACGAACCGGGCCTTGGGTGACTTTAAGGGCATTCTTGGCCGCTTCCGTGGTAGCGCGTGTTTCTGCCACCGTAGCGCCTCCGGCCAGTTTAGCCAAAGCGTTTAGCGACACGTCGCCTTGTGATTTTTCAAGCGCTTGTAAAAAACGCGGATCACGGGCAGTGGCGCGTTCAATCAAGGCTTGGAAGGTCGGGCTGTTAATGCCTGCCGTAGCCTGCGCTGCGCTGACGCCTTGGCCTTGCGCGGCTTTGAGGGCGTTGAGCACTGCGGGCAGGTCAGGGCCAAGGGCGTTGCGAGCAATGTCGGCGGCTTTGTTCGCCGGTATGTTGCGAAGGTCCATGACCTTGCCGACGCCCTTGGCAATCAGCGGTCCAGCGACGCGGCCGCCGGCTTCAAAGGTAGCGCCTTCCAGCACGTTGCGAACAGGCTCAACAAACTGCGCCGCACCTTGACGCGGGGCTTTGCCGCCCAAATACACGTCGGCCAGCTCAAGGGCTTCTTTGCCCATGCCGTAGCCAACGCCAGCACCGGCAACGCCCATCGTTGCCATGCCCACGGGGCCGGCTGGAACGCCCGCAGCGGTGCCCAGCACCGCACCGCCAGCCGCTGACAACCCTTCCACAATCGGCGCGGCGTAAGGGCGCACAGCCTGATAGATGCGCTGGCCCGTGGTCAGTTCTTGACGGGGGCCAGGAATACCGCTGGGTGCAGGCGCAGACTGCAAAGCCGGCAGCGCTGGCACACCAAACTTGACGCGAATCGCCTCCTGCGTGGCGGCGTTGGCGCTGGTGAAGTTGGTGTCTTGCGCCGAGAATTTGTCGAAGATCGCCCGCTTGGTCGCCTCGTTGGCGTTGACGTAGTTAGGGTCGGTAAGGATCGAGGCGAGGTCTGCCATGTCGGCTCCTTACTTGAGCAGCGGGTTGTTCGTATCCACACCACCACCCGCCGGCGCTCCTCGCGCAGCACCGCCAGCCTTGCGTTGAGCGTTCTCCACGCCTTTGCGGATAACCTCTTGCAGATCGCGGGCGGCGGACAAAAATTCTTTCTCGTCCGTCGAGATTGACATGCGGTTGATAGCGTCGGTGGCTTTTGCGCCTTCTTTTTCCGTGATGGCACCGCCGCCTTTAAGCGACTCAAATGCCTCAAGGAACGACGCACCTTTGAGCTGGTCAAACCGCGCCATGAAGTTGGCCTCGTCGGTGCCGGGAATAAACCGAGCGCCAGGCAGCCAAGTAGCGCCCACGGCGCCTTGAAAGCCTCGCATGGGCTTTGTGCCAGCTTCAACAACTTTGCCACTTGCGTCGCGCACTTCCTGTTTGCCGACCATCTCATCGATAAGGCGCAAGCCTTCTTGGGCGCGACTGAGGACTCTAGGCAACGCCTGTTGCGCTGCGACATCGCCTTCGGCGATTTTTCGACCCGTAGTCCGCGCAGCTTCCATTTGCTGTTGAAACACGGGGTTGGCGTCTCGGCGCGCGTTTTCTTCCAGCACCGCAACGCGGCGGCCTTCAAGACCAAGGCGTTGGCCTTCTTGTCTAATCCGTTCGCGGGCGCGTTTGTCTTCTTCGATTTGCGCGGGCGTCATGGTTACTTGCGCCGTGCTGCCCGGCACCACAGTAGCTGCGCCACCCAAACCAGGGGTTTGAACAAGTTGCACAGTGCCACCCAGATTCTGCGTGGTGACGGTCGGCTTGTTCAACTCCATGAATTTCTCGGTGCCCAGCTTGGACCTGTTGATCAATTCTGCAAAAGCCTGCGGGCCTTGCTGAATAGCTTGTGCAATCTGCGCGCGCGACTGGTCTGCGGTCACGCCTCGGCTTGCGAGCAAGGGGCCGAGCACGGGGTCTTTATGGTTAGCCTCGTGCCAAGCAATGTATTGTTGAGGCGCGTTTGGGTCAGCAGGATTGATCGTGTCCAAAAACGAACGCGCTTGCTTGAGTTTTGAATCGACCAGATTTACCTGATTGGTTGCAATCCTGCCTTTGAGTTCTTCCTGCGTCAGCTTTTGCGATTGCAGTTCACCAAGTTTTTTCTCGATCTCGGGCAACCTAGAACCAAAGCCACTTGAGGTCACGGACTGGCGCAATTTGTTGATGTCAATGTTGCCCGTGGTGGGGTCGTATGCGCCAGCGTAAGCGCGGTTGAGCGCGTTGGTCGATTCCTGCTCGCGCTGCGCCTGTTGCATCTGCAACTGGGCCAATTGGTTCTGCTGTTGAGCGCTTTGAATTGCGGCCACACGGCCGTACTGAGCCAACGGGTCGGCAAGCTCGATGCCGCGAACACCCATTGCGATTGCGGGATTGATGGCCATAAGAATTCCTTAGCTCATAGCGGCGTAGTTTTCAAATCCGCCGCCGTACACGCCTCCGCCATACCCATACCCCGGCGTTTGATACGGCCGCAGCGCATTAAGCATGTTCTGACCTTGGGAGTAGTTCAGATAAGTGCCCAACCCTTGCGTCAGTGCGTTGGCACCACCCACATAGCCTGAGGCGCGCGCAGCAGCGCCGGAAGTCATCAGGTTGCCCACGTTGGCCGCGTTGCTGGTGTAGATGTTGCCCACGTTAGACGCGAGGTTCTGGCCCGCAGCGCTCATTTGTTGCGCCGTTGTCTGGCCCACGCCAGCCAACGATTGCAGCGGCTGAAGTCGAGCGGTGCGTTCAGCTTGGTAGCGGTTGAACGCGTTTTGGTACTCTTGCGAACCCATCTCTTGGCCAAAACGCGTCAGCGCCTTGCCAGTGCCGCCCGATAGCAAGTTACCCCGCGCGGCGGCTGATCGCTCTAGCGCTTTCTGGCCTTCGGACAAACGGAAAGAGTAGCCAGGGTCAGCTTGGAACTGCTCCATGCCAAACGGCGTGTATTCCGTTGCCAGCGGGGTTAGTCTGTTAAGCGCAGTAATGCCTGCTTGGCGCCATGGCTCTTGCAGCGCAACACCCTCGCGAAATTGCTGATACTGAAGATCAGCGGCACGGTTTGCAGCTTCCGTAGACTGCGCCGCCGCGCTTTCAGCCGCTGCGGCTTGCGCGCCTGCGGCTTTACTAGACGCCCGTGAGCCAATTGCGCTGCTTACGACAACAGCACCAGCAACCCAAAAAGTCATGGCTGCACCTCGATTTCTTTGTGTTTAACCTGATTACCAAGACTGTACATTGAATCGGGTTCCGCCTCAACCAGTTCGGCTTCGGCTTCTTCGACAGATGTGGCCTCGATGGCGTGGAACGTCATGCAAAGCGCGTCAGTTACGGCGTAGACCGCGCGCTTTGTTCCGGGCTTGCTTTCAAACAGATGAGGGCCGGTAACCTCTTGCACATTACCCTCGCCGTCCGTGATCGCCACAGTCCCTGACACGATAAGGTAAAAGTGTTCTTTTTTATGGACGGCGCCGACCACCAACACGCCGGCGTGACGGAACACCTCGCGGCAGTACATACCACCGTGAAAATAGTGCTTAGTTTCAGGCTCGTATTGCGGCAGCTTGGACAATTCTTGCTGCAAAGACTCCACCTTCTGCCGCATCATTTGCGGCGGCGCAACATCAAAACCTTTGCCGTAGGTTATTTGCATCAGGTCACCTCGCGCCCGCTGACGCGCATGTTGATCGCGCTTGCCGCGCTGGCGATGGTCGAAATGTACGCCGTGGTCGGCAGAATTTGCCCGACTAGCTCGGGAAACGTGTAGACCTCAGAAGCTACTAGACTTTTAGTTTTAGTAATCAGGTTATTGTTGCCAGGAACGCCTGAGCCTGTCACCAAATTTACGCTGATTGTAGCCGTACTACCACTAATGTTTGTAGCGGTGAACTTGTCAATGATCGTGACGGTGGCGTTGCTAGGTACGATGTACTGAGTGGTCTGGGTGTCTTCCACCAGCTTGGCAGGCACTAGGTTTCGTGCTGTGACGGTCATATCAGTTCCTTAAACGACAGCCCACGACGAGCCGGTGGGCACCGTGACAGTGACGCCGGAGGCCACGGTGACTGGGCCAGCGGACAGCCCGTTGTTGCCCGAAGTGATCGAGTAGTTGGCTGAAATCGTGGCGTTATTTTCCCACAAGCCCAGCGACGTGATGTTGCTGCCGCCGCCAGCGGCCCACTTAAGGCCCGTGGCCGTCGTCGAGTCGGCCGTAAGCACTTGGTTGTTCGTCCCCACCCCCAGCCGGACGTTGTCCGTGCCATCAAAACCAATCAGGTCGCCTTTGGTGGTTAACGGGGACAACGCGTCGAACGCCGCGATCTTTGTCGTCTGGCCCGTGCCGCCGTTGGCAATCGCCACTGTGCCAGTCACGTTGGCGGCGGTGCCGGTAGTGTTCTGGTTAAGCGTGGGAATGTCCGCTGCCACGATGGCACGGAACGTCGGCACACCAGCCGAGCCGTCGGGCGCAGCCAAGACATAGTTCGCCGTCTTGCTGGCGTAGGGGTTTTGCGTGTCGCCGTAACCCGAAGCCAAGCTGATCGCCGGTGTTGCGCCGCCAGAGGACACGACAGGCGACGTGCCCGTGACGCTGGTGACCGGGGTCACAGACGAAGCGATACTGATCGACCCAGCGCCGTTGGTGATGCTGATGCCAGTGCCTGCGGTTAGCGTGGCCCTGGTAAAACCAGTGCCATTGCCGATGTCCAGTTCACCATTGGCCGGGGTAGACGAAAGCCCGGTGCCGCCGTTTGCGACGGCTACGACGCCGGTCACGTTGGCCGCAGTGCCCGTGGTGTTCTGATTCAAGGTCGGCACATCTGCCGCTTGAATGGCTGACATTACTACGTCGGTGCCGTTGCCCCGCAGGTATTGCCCGCTGGTGACGGCGCCCGCAAACGTGTTCATGGCCGCTTGCGCTGTAGTCTGGCCCGAGCCGCCGTTGGCAACGGCAACAACACCTGTAACGTTGGCTGCCGTGCCAGTGGTGTTTTGGTTCAGCGTCGGTACATCAGCCGCAACAATCGCGCGGAACGTCGGCACGCCAGCAGACCCGTTTGGCGCGGCCAAGAACGTGTTGGCGGTCTGAGAAGCAAAGTCAGACGGCGTGACGGCAAGCGTGCCGCCTAGCGTCAGGCTGCCTGAAGTGGTGACAGTGCCTGTTAGGGTTAACCCGCTAACCGTGCCCGTACCGCTAACTGAAGTAACTGATCCACCGCCCGTACCGGCGCCAATCGCGGCGCGGAACGTCGGCGCGTCCATCGTGGTGATGGTGTTGTCCGCATTGATCTGGACAAACGTGATCGCGCTGGGGTTGGGCAGCGTGAAAAAATTACCGCCGACCGTAGTCGCACCAAGCGACGTGCGGCCTGTAGCTGCCACAAGATTGGTAGCCCCGCCGTCCCATTGCAAACGCTCAGAGTAAGCCGTATCCCAGTTTGTCTGGCTTGCGGTAGTGGGGATGGAGTACCCGGCCGAGTAAGTAACGGCCAGCGTGCCAGAAGTAGTGATCGGGTTGCCCGACACCGACAGGCCCGTAGGCACCGTCATGTTGACGGAGGTCACCGTGCCACTGCCACCGCCAGAATCTGGCTGGGGCGGAGGGCCAACTTGCAGGTCGTCTAATGATGTCTGGTTACCGCCGCCGCCAGCGAGATTGAACAGGTTTAGAAAGAACCGATACCACTCACGCGACACCATCCCCGTGCGCGGATCAATGATCTCGACACGGTTAGACGGTATGTTTGTGATGTTTTGCTGTTCAGGCATTGGTCGGCGACACGATCAATTCGGCGTCCATGATAGCCAGCTTGACAGGGTCAGTGCCCGAAATCTCATACACACGGTCACGCAGTTTGAGCGTCATGCCCAAGCGCCGCCAGATGACGCGGCGGTAATACTCGCCGATCTTACCGACAGAAGTCCAGTGTTCGTTAGACCACGTATGGCCGCCGTCATCAGACCAGCGCAGCATCATCTGCGGGTTGCTGCCTTGGCCCGTGTTGGTGCCAACGCCCGATTCGCAATCGATTTGCAAACTGTGATGCGCGGTTCGCTTAAGAGTGTTTGTGTTGGGCGGCAATGCTCTCCACGAACGCAGCCATTTTTGAATGTCGCCGTTGTCGGAGTAGACGTCTAGGTCAAACGCGTAGATGTTGCCGTTCTCAAAATCGCCAACAATAACTTCGTTGTTGTAAACGACTTGGCAGTTAGAACGGTGGCGCACAAAGTTGCCGTTAGACCAGCCAGCCCGCTCATGCCAGGCTTGAGTGGCTACATCGTAAACCCAAGTGGTCTGAGCAGTGGGGAAAATCAACACGTAGAAGGCGTGGCCGTCTTGCTGATAGGTGTACCCAATTGCATCTGACAAGTTGCCGTACTGCTGGATTTGCCACTCAATCGCGTGCGTGGAGATACGCAGGCCAGTGTAGCCGTTGGAGCGGTAGACGATGCCCCGCCCGCGAGCGTCAGAACCCAACCAAAACAGGCCGTTATCGAGTTTGGCAACCGAGTAAGGGGCTTCGCAGCCGATCTCGTTAAACGCGCCTTGGATGCGCTGCAACGGGAAGTCAGGCAGCCCCGCGTCGTACCAAACTTCAATCGAGTTGGTGCCAAACAGCCACGCCTCGCGGTGGTCAACAATCAGCGACACCAAACCGTCTGGATCACCTTCGGCGCTGGCAAAATCAAGCGGGTCAACAGACAGGCCGTCCAGCAGCGATGTCACCCACACCCGCGAACTGTTTGGCTCGTTAAACACAAAGTAACCATCAAGGTAGCCCACCTTTACCGCGCCGGGAAAATCCGGGTCGGTGATCTGGGCGAACACTTCAGTGGTCGAGTTGTAGATGAAACCTTCAGGGTTGCAGGCGATAAAAATCTGGGTGCCGTTGTCCGATATGGACACAGGGCCACTGCCAGAAACGGTGCCCAAAGCCTCAATCCGCCAGCGCGTCGAGGTACCGATCAAACTGAGCCGGTAAAAAGTATTGCCTGAAACGGCGTACAGGTACTCTTTGAGCGCCCACAGCCCCCGTATCGGGCCACTGCCGGCCGCAACCAGTCGGCGCAAGCCAGGGCAACGCGACAAAAAAGCGGAGGTTTTGCCGCCCTCGGGCACAAGTTCTGGGTACATGTTGACCATGCGGTTGTCCGCAGCATTGACGCTGCGGGCCACATAGCTGGAACCTAGAATCGGCGTTTTCATCAATAGTTACCCGCGTAGATGTTGTACCGCTGACGCGTCGCAATCAGCGAGTACGGCATCGACATCACATCGTCAGGGTTGTTGATGCGCTTCAGGTTGCGCTTGCTGGTCATGGCAATACGCTGCACTTGAGGCGAAGGCTCCACGCCAAACTCCGGCGCGATCTCGCAGGCCAAGTTGTACGTGAAGGCCCGCAGGTAGCCTGGCGGGAACAAAATTTCCGTGACCAAAGTAGCCGGCTGCGTCAGCACTTCCACGCTAATGAAGTGCCACTCCAGCAGCCGCGTCGGGCGCGGGTAGATGTAGATGTCAAAGTTCGGGTAAGTGTTGTTAACGAACATCACCTGCGGGAACGTCGAGGTCACAGTCTTGACCGCAATGCCGTCGTACTGCTGCTGGTTAATCAGCTTGATGCCGTAGGAAACGCCCGTGCCGGGGTCTTTGAAGTACGTGGCATCGTCCACCAAAACAGGACGGACGGCGGTGCCGTTTAGACGCACCAGCGAGCCGCTGGGGCCAAGCGTTTCATTGATTGAGCCAGTCGGCCAGTTGACGATCTGGTCGATGGTGGCAAAGACTGACAGGCGCTCCGTGTTCCACGACTCAATCATTTGATTGAGCGCCATCAGAGAGTCTTCAGACATGGCTGCCGAGGGCGTTTCACCTTCGGCTAGGACACCTAATAGCCGCAACGCCCGGTTAATCTGTTCGCCTGCGGTGTAGGTCGCCATGTCACTCTCCTTCGTCGGACAATTCTTCGGTCTTCTTGCGCCGGCCGCGCCGCACTAAGGGTTCGGGGCTAACTTCTTCCTCAACCGATGGGTCAGAATTGTAGCGCGACCAGCCGTTTTGGATATCCAAATCGGCTTCTATATCCAGCGTAGCCACCTTGGCGCCGTGAATAGGGTGTGTAAGGTAAATTACTGCCATGAGTAAAAAGGCGGGGGTTGAAGCCCCCGCCCTTTAGTTTACGAAGCCATCACAACCCAGTCGGTGCCGTCGCACACCAACATGGCCCAAGCGCCAGCAGTGGCGGCAAGAATTGCCGTGCCTGCGGTGCCAGAGTTAATTGGCTTGACGTTAGACGACGCCGAGATCACCGTGTAGGTGGCCGACAGGTTTTTAATCCACACCACGCGGCCAGTGTTGGCCGAAGCAGTGGGAAAAGTGACAGTGACGTTAGCCGAAGCACCGTTACAAATAACGAAGTTTTCGGTTGCGCCCAGAGTGAACGAAGCCGTCTTGGAGACGGGCGCGTTCAAGTCAAGTTGCGTTCCGTTCAAAGCACCCGTAACCGCAACCGAAGCGCCGGAAATGGCGCCGGTAACGGTGACGCTTTCAAATTCGGGATCGCTAAACGCAACACCGACAGCCTTGGTATTTGGCATGGTATGTCCTTTTAAAAACAGGGGGCCGAAGCCCCCTGGCTATCACGAGATGCGATACAGCGTCCAAGAGCCGTCGCCGGTCTTGCGCGCGCGGAAGTGGCCCGAGGTGGCCTCAGTCACGACCATGTTGCCAACCAGCGTCCAGCCCGTAGCGGTAGCCACGGTCACGTCGTCAGTACCGGCATCGATGTTGATGACGTAGAAGTCGAACGCGGCGTTCACTTTAGCTGCGCTAGAGATGCTTGCCTCCAGATCAGCAACGGTCGGCAGCGTCAAGTTGCCGGCGGTGCCGTTGAAGGTGAACAGGCCGTTTGCCAGTTGAGCAGCCGTAGCGGTAGCTGCGGCAGTCAGTGCAGTCGGGGCACCTTGAACAAACAGTTGAGCTTCGCCGACGTTGCCGTCGCCAATCTGGTAACCACCAGCGCCATTAGGAAGAGCCATGATGAAATCCTTTCAAAAAAGTTACAGAAACGGGGCCGAAGCCCCATTTGATTAGCCCCAGAGGCGAACGCCCATCTGAGGACGAATCGTGCTGTAGCCGTACAGAACGTCGATACGGCAGGGCATACGGTCGTTGTTGATGTCGTACTGACGAACAACGCGCAGGCTGATGCCGTTATGGACAGCGCGGGCGGCCATGTCCACACCTTGCGGCAGGAGCAGGTCGGCGGTAGCGAAGGTGATCGCATCCTTGTGGTACACCAGGTTCTGGGCGTACTGGCTGGAGGCCGCACCCACGAACACCACAGCTTTGCTGTTGCCAGGCAGAGCGGTCATGGTCGCCAGAGCATGGCTGGCCGAGTACATCGGAGCCACGGTCACGGTAGCAGTGGTGGTGCTGGTCGAAGAGGCCAGAGCCACAAACTGGAACAGCGAGCCGGTGGACTCACGAGTCTGCGGGTTCACAGCGTAGACATCGGCAATGGTAAACACGTCACCAACAGCGATGGTTTCGCCAGAGCCAACAGTCAGCGTCAGCGTGGTAGCGCCTTCAGCAGTCACAGCAGCGCCGGTGGTAGCGCCGGTGGCAGCGCGGGTGCCGGTGGTGTGCTGTTTGATCGACTGAGACATGTTGACTTCGTCGAAGCCCAGCACGCCGGTGCCCATCATGCCGTTCTTGAACTGCTTGCTGATGGTGTCGGTTGGGTTGAACAGACCTTTCATGCCTTCAACCAGGCCAGCGTTAGCGGCAGGGTTGACGGTGGCGTAACGCGGCGACATCACAGCAGCGTTCTCGTTGAGTTTCTGCTGGGCTTGCAACAGAACCAGCGAGGTGCTGGGGGTGGTGCCGGGGGTACCAACGGAGTTACCGATGGTCTTGTACGCGTTTGCCACATCAGCGTCGATGGACGAAGCCAACTGGCTGATACGAGGTTTGAGAACACGCTCTGCGAAGTCGTCCAACTGCATGGTCAGTTCGGCAGAGGTGAAGTTCACACCGATGTGCTTCTGGGAAGCAACAGTCAGGGTGGTGAACTGCTCGTTGTCGTCCTGAACTTGCAGGGCGGCACCGTCGGTGACCAGAGCGCGGTCAGGCAGACGGATACGCAGGGTAGAACCGATCTTGGCGCCTTCAACAGCGAAGCTGTCGTCGTACTGGCGGTTCACGTTACGGGTGAGCACGAGGTTGTTCTCCAGAATCTCCAGAGCCTTCCGCGTGATCATGTCAATGGTAAGAATGCTGTTAGCCATTTCGGCAATCCTTTCAGAGTTAGCGGTTCATTTGCGCTTGCAGCTTTTTCATTTGCCGCGCACGTTCAGCTTCAATCCACTGCGAGTCAGTCATGGTCTTCGTCGAGCGAGGATCAGTCGTGTCGTAGGACGGGCTTCCACTGGTTCGTGCGGTAACAGGCGAAATAGGCGCAGGTGCAGACGTAGTTGGTTTTACGATGGGATTGGAGCCAAGTCTGGCCTCAATCTTTCCGATTTCACGAGCCTGCAAAAGAGGTGACAGACGAGAAATGCGATCAGCTTCCTTCGGGTTCGTTCCAAGCCAATAGGCAAGGTCCGGCCCCATTTCGGATGCCCTGATTGTTTCGGCCATCACATCGGTGACTCGAAGCTGCGGGTTGTAGGCAACTTGTTCAAAGTCGTCGTACTTGGCCCTAGCCTCTTCCTCACGCTCGTGATAAGCGTCTTCAATCGCAGCCTGCTGCTTCTGGAACTCACGCTGTGCGAGCAGTTCTTCGGCCTTTCTAACTGCCAGCGCTTCCGCGTAGGCGTCAGGGGTCTCAAACTGATCAATCGGCGGAACTTCCTTGGGCGCTTGCGTTTGTGCAAGTTTGGCCTGCTGCTCACGTTCCCATTTGCGCTGCTCCCTAGCAAGGCGCTTGCTGATCATCGCGTCGATTTCAGCCTGGGTGAATTTCTTCTCCTCGGGCGTCTGTTCGGGTTGATTCTCAGCTACTTCCGGCGCGTTTTGTGCAACTTCCGGGGCGGCCGTCGCCTCGGGTGCTGGCGCGGATTCAACTTCCGCTAAGGCTTCTTGGACTTGTTCAGTCATTTTTGTTCCGTAGGAACCCTGGTCAACTGGGCCAGTACAGTTTTGGGTTATTCGTAGACGACAGTGTATTCGATGGTGTTCGCAATGTCGATATACAGACCGTTGCTAAACCAAATGCCTGGCGGGAAACTGATGTACTGAGTACCGGCAGTCACCGTCACCGTGTTTGCAATCTTGGGGTCGCTGGTGCTGGCCGTGGCGCTGTCGTACAGCGCAAACGTCCCGCTAGAGGTGCTGGAGATGAACACGCCAAAAAGCTTGCCCCCGCCGATTTTGATCTGGGCGTCAGCGTTGCCCTGTTTGTAGAGTGCCATGTCAATACCCCGTAGAATTTTTAACTAAAAGCAATATGAACATCGAGGATACGGCGTTATTGGTGGAACTTCCAATTGCCGTTGCTTCAATAGTGGTTTTTTCAGGGACCGCCAAAGGGTACTCAAACACATAGTCTGCCACGCCGTTGTTAAGCGACGTGATTGCCGCAGTCATGCGAATGTTGTTGGTGCCTCGGGTTAACAGCCGACCCTGAACTTGGTTAGAGCCACCAGTTTGCCCTGCCGAAAACAAACCTTGAGACACATACGCGGTGTAGCTTGCCGGCACCGTATAGCTGCCCGTCGTTGTGTTGTTGTAGTCAAACTTAATGATGTCGTAGGTCGTTGCAGGAACGCCAGCGGTCACGGTGCCCGTGCCGATGTAGATGTCGCCAGCGGCGCTGTTGCCCGACCCTGCGGTGGCTACGTAGGCGTAGTTGACGCGAAGCAACGACGCGCTCATGGTCACGGCCGTCTGGCCGTTCATTGTGACCGTTTCAGTAACCTCGTTGTAGTTGGCGTCCAGCCCCTGCACAACGACTGTACGAGCGCCAGTGCCTGCGCTGGTGTCGCTCGCGCTGGTCGAGCTGACGGTCATTTGCAACGCAGCAGCAGGAAAAGTGATTAGGCTAGGCAGCGGCCACACGCTAACCTGGGCCGTGTCCACATCGCCGTTAAAGCCAAACACTGTGACGTTTCGGTGCCCTTGGATTTGACCACGGGCAACTTGCAGCTCAAACAGCTCGTTCTTGCCGTACTGCGTTTGCGAAACGTAAGGTGTGGTCATGCTAGGAACTTCAGTTTGTACAGCGTTCGCAGATATATCTCGACGATATTATCAATCAACTGCTGCAACGATGAGTCTTCTTTTTTCGCCACCTTGTAGCGCATTTCCTCAACCTCGGCCAGCGATGCTTCAAGGAACTCGATGATGTTGGATGTCTTCTTGGCCGAGTGCAAAGTGATTGGCCCGATAAGACCGTGACGGCCTTGGTACGCCTCGGCAAAGTCGTCAGCCGCGCCGATGATGCGGTCATAGAAAATGTTAAGCGCCATGTGCTTGGAGAAGCTGCGTGTGTTCAGATGCACCGAATGGGTCACGTCGCGGGCCAAGAACAGGACGCCCATGAAATCGGCGGCGGTATTCATTGCATTGCTCCTTCGGGCGGCACTTCAACCATTTCAGGCTGAACTTCAGGCATAGCCATCGTAGCGTTACTCTCCATCGCCGCAGCCACAACACCCATAGCAATGTCTTGAATCTGTTGCTCGGTCATGCCGGCCTGAACAGCCGCAATCCGCTTGGTTTCGGCGTTGTACATGTCAACGTCAGCCTTGAACTCTTTGATCTGTAGATCGCGCGCTTCCATCGACTGCTGCACGTTCTCAAGCATCCCCGACATTTGCTGCATCTCGGCGTTCATCGCCTCGATCTGCTGCTTGGCCGCAGCGAGTGCCGGGTTGTCTTCGTCGTCGCCGATGATGGCCGGATCAATGACCTTGGCAAAACGCTTGGACATCTCCTGCGCGCCCGGCCAGTCCATGTTTTTGATGAACAGGTCGCCCGCCACGGTCCACAGTTGCGGGTTGCCTTGCAGCAGTTGAGCCATTGCTTCGAGCGACTCTTGACGCTTGGTCTGAAAGCCCGGACCCGTGATGACGCGCACGTCGTACTTGCCGACGCCAGGGTTGTAGACCTTGTCGATCACAATGCCCTGCTCGTCGCGGATTTTCTTGACCGGCTCTTGCTGCATCGGGTTGATTTTGACCATGCCCGACTCGCCGTCTTCTTGAATGATGCGGGCGATACGCTCGGTGTCGTAAATCTTGGGGATCAGATCGACCAGTTGACGGCCCACATAACGGATCATGCGGGCGTAGTTGTCAACGTAGTGATAGGTGCCGGTGTCCGACTCACGCTGGCGGGCCAAAATGGCCTTGCCAGAGCGTTCGTTGGACGTTTGGCCCAGCGATGCGTTGTACTGCCCCGTGACGCTCTTGATGTCGTCAGCAGCGCCCATCTTGGCCTGAATCAGACCCGTTTGCGGCAGCGGAGGAGCTGCACGTTGCGGTAGCGGCAAAACAGCACCCGCGCCGTCGGTAACGTCCGGGTTGACTTCAAGGTACGGCCAGTTCTGAGTGTTTGCAGTCTTCCACTGCGTCTCATAACCCTCAAACTGTCCACCGTAGCCGATGAACGGCGCCTTGGGTGCGAGGGCCAGCATCTCAGCTTCTTGGCTGGTCCAGTAGTTGTACATGCGCTGCGCGTCTTTGGCGTTACGCACGAGGCCGCTGACGTATAGCCGGCCTTCAACTTCAAACTCGTTACCCACGCAACGGATCACGGGGATGTGCGAGCCGGCCCAGTCAGAGCGCTCCAGCACTTCGTAGCCGTTGATCTTGAGCCACTTGACCTTCTTGCGATCAGAGACACGCGAGCGCAGGGGTTTGCCAAACTGCATCCGAAGCATCTTGTCTTCGGGCGTGCCTTGGAACGCCGTCAGGTTGCCAGGGTACAGGTTGAGCGTTTCTTTGGTGTTGTCGATGTAGAAATACTCGGCGATTCGCACC